GGGCAGGCAGCATTAGTTATTCACAAGGAATTAGTAGATGATGGTATAGTACCTGATCAAGATTCTGATGAATACTATAATGAACTTGATGCTAGAATACGCTCAGAATTTCCTGAGAAATTTAAGCAGAAGAATGTTAATAAGGTTCCAACAGTCGTAGGGGGATCACGTGCAACCCCGGGTAGTTCCAAGGTTAAGTTATCAAAAACGGAAGTTGAGATGGCTAATAGACTTGGAGTAGACCTAAAAGAATATGCACGCCAAAAACAACGCCAGTTAAAGGCGGGAGGATAATATGACAAAAGCAACTCAAAGCAGTCGAAAAAAGAATACACGGGCTTCGACATCTCGTAAGAAAGTTTGGACAGCACCCAGTAAACTTACGGTGGAAGAACCACCTGAAGGGGTCCATTATCGTTGGGTTAGACATGAATTGTTTAACAACTCTGATGATGCGAATGTAAACGGAAGAGTCCGACAAGGCTATGAACCTGTAACACCAGATGAGTTAGGCGAAGATGCCTATCCAGATGTTCTAGATACAGGTAAACACGCAGGCACAGTTCGTTCAGGAGATTTAATTCTCATGAAAGTTCCGCAAGAAATTGCAGATCAAAGAACTGATCACTATAATACTCAAGCTGAGTTAATGGGGAAAGCCTATGCACAAGATCTCAAGAATGCAGGTCAAGGTGATATGCGGGGCATGGACGAATCGAAGACTTCAGTCACAGGCGGAAGTTCAAAAGAAACAAAGTTCGAAGACTAAATAATTAGACATATCTAGTTATATAGTTTTCTTTTAATAATAATAATTAATTTTCTAAAGGAGGAAATTATATGGCTGGATACGGTCTATCACCAATAAGACATGCTGCTGGCGGTACTGTGCGATTGAATAACTATACGGATGCGAATGGTTATCGAATTGCTGCTACTGCACCAACGGCATTTTTCGAAGGCGACCTTGTTACTTATAGCTCAGGCTTACTAGTAACTGACATTGGCGCAGCATCCCCGGGTACTGTTGTAGGTGTTTATTGGGGCGCAGAATATCAAGACAATGTTACAGGCGATGTAAGATTCGTACGTTCAATTGCGAACGGACAAGTCGCTAAAGCACAATTTAAGGCATATGTTTACGATGATCCGTTTACAATCTTTAAGATTCAATCAGATCAAGTAGGCACTGGCTTAACAGCAGCGAACTCAACTGGAAAGCTAGTACAAGTAGTAGCTTCACCAAGTGGTTCGGCAATAACTCATAAATCAGGATTAGTGGCTGATGCTTCTACAGTAGCAACTACTAACACTTTCCCATTATCAGTATATGGTAGTGCAGAGGCTGACGGAGTTTACACTGCTACAGGAACTACTATGGATATAGTAGTTAAAATCAACTCACACCAACACCTAAATGGCGCTACTGGCGTTACAGGTATATAATATCTAGGAGGATATAAAAAATGGCAATTACTAGAGGTCAAATACTCAAAGAATTAGTACCTGGTTTGAACGCAATTTTCGGAACAGAATACTCACGTTACGAAAACGAACACGCAGTACTATTCGATGAAGAATCATCAAATAGAGCTTTCGAAGAGGAAGTATTATTCCCAGGTTTTGAGGCAGCTCAAACCAAATTCGAAGGACAAGCTGTTGCTTATGGCAACACTGGTGAAGGGTATGTTTCTCGTTACACAAATGAAACTGTCGCTATGGCATTCTCAATTACTGAGGAAGCTATGGAAGACAATTTGTATGACAAGTTATCTACTCGATTAACAAAAGCATTAGCACGTTCAATGGCTTCTGCTAAACAAACTAAAGCGGCAAACGTCTATAACAGAGCTTTCAACAGTTCTTTCACAGGCGGCGATGGACAAGAGTTAGTATCTAACGCTCACCCATTAGCAGACGGATCAACAGGTTCTAACAGACCTACAACTTATGCTGACCTTTCAGAGGCATCTCTTGAAACAGCATTAATTGATATCGCAGGATATACTGACGATAAAGGTATCCCGATTGCAGCTCAAGGTCGTACCCTACACATACCAAGACAATTGGTATTCGTAGCGGAAAGACTGCTGGCATCTCCGTACAAACCAGGATCATCAGACAATGATGTGAATGCGATTAAGTCTACAGGAATGCTACCAGGTGGCTACCATTTGAATCACAGATTTAGTGATCCAGATGCTTTCTTTATTAGAACTGATGTTCCTAACGGAATGAAAATGTTTAATAGAGCACCTGTCGCTACTTCTATGGAAGGCGACTTTGAAACTGGAAACGTAAGATACAAATCTCGAGAAAGATACAGCTTCGGCTTTTCTGACTGGAGAGGTGTATACGGAAACGAAGGCGTATAACGCACTAAGTAAAGGGGGCAGAAATGTCCCCTCTACTACTTGGATTAAATAAATTTTACTGACTGGCCAAGCAGACGATATAAAGACAGTAAGAATATAACAGGGTTTATAAACCCAAAGGAATAAAACAATATGGCTAAATCAACTTTTAGCGGTCCGGTCAGATCACAAGATGGCTTTCAAGCAATCACAACATCTTCTGTAGGCACGGACACAACTAACTCAACTTATGGAACTAATGCTTCTGTAGGTGGAACATTAACAGTTACAGGCACTCAAACCTTTACAGGTGTTGGGTCATTTGCAGCAGGACTATCTAATCCAACTGGAGTAGTAGCACCTACTGTAGCTAAAGCACAAGTAGCAAATGGTGCTAGTACTGCCTTAGTAAAAAATACACATAACTTAATGCCAGCCAATGGAGCAGCATGTACATTAACTTTACCAGCAGCTTCTGCATCAACAGCAGGTGATGTCATTATTCTAGAATGGCAAGTAGCGGTAGACAATGGTGCTACTCAAAAAATCGGAACAGCTGGCGAATTCTTTTTAGCTAAATCAGCTATCTATAGAACAACTGGAGCAACTAGCTCCGCTGTTGGCTTAATCAAATCTGTAGACGTAGCAGATGGAACAGCTGATGACTTTGCAAACTTTATTGGTTTAACTAACGCAGGTCCAGGGATTGGATCTTATGCGGTTATTACTTATACAGGTGCTCAGTGGAGAATGGAAGCTAGACTTGAAAGTTCTGGTACTGGCGTAGCAGCTAACGTATCAGTATTCGCACAAAGTTAATACTAACACAAATTAATGGGGGGCTTCGGCCCCTCATATTCTTGATTAAGAAGGGAAGAACAATATGGCAGACGTAGTAACAGGTCCAACTATATTACAACAAAACGAAAAACGAGTTACTATTAAATTAATAGTACAATCAGATGGCTCAGGAAGTGCTACTGTATTTGGAAATGTTTCAACAATGGACGCATTACCAGATGGCAGAGCTTGTAAATCTTTAAACATACAACGATTATGGTTTGCAACTGACAACTCCTCACCAGCATATGCTCGTTTAGATTATGAAGATGATGATGGAGATATTCCTATCGTTGGATTAGTTGGCACAGGCTATTGGGATTTTAGAGAATTCGGAGGAATTCCTGGAAATCAATCCGCAAATACAAACCAAGATGACATTAACCTGGTAGTACCTAGCACAGCAGTTGCAGGCTCCATGTTTACAGTTGTTATGGAATGTACTAAGACATACGTGGAGTAATAAATGAGCGAGCAAACTAACAAAGAAGCAATTATAGAAATTAAAGGCGACCTCAAATTACTCAACCAAAAAATAGATTTAATAAAAGATAATCATCTAGCCCACATGGCGCAAGATATTGATAAGCTTTCTAAATTTATCTGGGTAATTGGCGGAACTGTATTTGCACAAATGTGTTATTTGATTGTTCGTACCTTAATATAGGAAGGACAAAATATGGCCACATCAGGCACACATACATTCAATCTATCGATTGATGACGTAATACAAGAAGCTTATGAAAGACTTGGCGTAAGTTCTAAGGGTGGTTACGATCTAGTTACAGCTAGGCGTTCACTTAACTTACTAATGGTTGAATGGATTAATGAAGGCGTAAATTTATTTACTTTAGATTTAGTTGAGCATGCTATGACCAATGGGCAGGGGCACATTGAGTTTAGTTCTAACATATATTCAGATGTACTGGATGCAGTCATAACAGACACCAATCAAGATCCAGATTCTGACCAAGAAATAGAACGTATAAGTCTTACAGATTATTTACAACTTCCAAACAAAGCAACAACAGGCAAGCCATCACAGTTTGCGGTTGAGCGTAATGCTCAATATGACGCCAGTGGTGTAGCTTCTCATAAAGTTTATCTATGGCCTGTACCTGATCAAACTTACTACAAATTAAAAGCATGGATGATTAAATATCCAGATGATGTAGCTTGGACTAGCACAGCTGGTGGACAAGTAACAGCTCCATATATTGATTATACCCAAAATGTACAAATACCTAAACGTATGTTACCTGCTATGATTAGTGGACTAACTGTTAAGTTAGCACATAAACATCCTGGTACTGTAGATATAAATAGAAGACAAGAACTTACTGCAGTTTATAGAGATGAATGGGAGAAAGCCAAAGAAGAAGATAGAGAACGAGTAAGTTTCTATGTTCAACCGGCGGTATACTATTAGAGATGGCTCGATACACCAAAGGCAAACATGCAGTAGCAATTGATGACCGTTCTGGTTTTAAGGTAAAACACAAAGACCTTAGAAAAGAATGGACTGGCATGATGGTCTATAAAGGTGATTGGGAATCTAAACAAGCACAGCTTGATCCTTCTAAGTATTTTAAAAATACAGGAAGTAATGTTTTAGAAAATCCTCGTCCTGATAATGATAATGATAGCACTGTAGTAAGATTAGGTCCTTTGAATCAAAACTTCCAAGGTGTTATGCAAATGTACCAAGGCTTAGAAACCTTGCAAGGATTTGTAGTTAACGTTACTGAAATACCACCAGGACAAGCAGCAGGCACTGCCATTGGATCATTTACATTTAGCTCACAAGAAAATCTTACAGGTATTGCAGCTGGATCTACTCAAGGGGCAGTAGGTTTTAGTGCTGCAGAAAATGTTGCTGGTATAGCAGCTGGTACAGCTTTAGGTAGTACTGGTTTGAGTTTTATGAGTACTGAAGTTCCACCAGGTATTGCAGCAGGCACAGCTTTAGGCTCAGTTGTTGTTGATATAGATGGATGGGGCAACAATGCTTATGGTCAAAGCACTTGGGGTGGAGATTAAAATTAACATGAGGATATTATAATGTTTACATATACTACATTAAAACAAGCTATTGAAGATTGGATGGAAAATGATGCAGCAGAGTTTACTGCCGCAACAGGCTCAGGGATAGCGCTATTAGATCTATGCATACAGTTGGCAGAACAACGTATGTACAAAGACATTGATTTTACATCTGGTCAAAAAACAACCAGCGCAACTTTATCAGCTAATACCAATATTGTAGCTGTACCCCAAGACTTAATAACAATGAGATGGGTTAGAGTAGCTAATGGTGATTGGATCTACCAAAAAGATGAGTCATTCATTCGTGAATACTGGCGAGCTGGCACTAATGCAACACAAACAGATCAACCATATTACTGGGCATTCACAAATGATGGGTCAGCGTACACATCAGCAGATAGACAAACAAATATACTATTTGCCCCCACTTCATCGGTTGACAAAACCTTAGAGATCAGTTATAATATAAGACCAACAGGGTTATCTTCCTCTCACGCACATTCATATTTGAGTGATTATTGTGGAGATGCTTTACTATATGCTTGTTTAATCGAGGCTGCTACATTTATGAAGGCAGATCAAGAATTAGCCAAGTATCAACAATTATATCAGAGAGCGGCACAAGTGCTAGCTACTGAAGAACAATTAAGAATGAGGAATTCTACACTGGTACAAGGTGAACTTAACGAAGTATCAAGAACAAGGGAAAATAGATAATGGCAATTACATCAGCAATATGCAATACGTTTAAAAAAGAACTTATGACTGCTACGCACAACTTTACTACTACTAGTGGCAACACAATGAGAGTAGCATTAATTAAAGCGCAAGGTAGTCAAACAGGAACGTATAACGCAACAACAACTTCATACACCATAATTACTGGCAACTCAGATGAGTTAGCAAATGGTAATGGGTATACTACTAAAGGTAACGCATTAACAAATGTAACGCCTACAAACGGATCAACTACCGCAACTACTGCATTAACAGATTTCGCAGACACGTCTTGGACTTCTGCAACATTTACAACTAGAGGTTGTGTCATTTACAATGATTCAGCAACTGGAGATCCTGCAATAATGGTAATAGATTTTGGCGCAGATTATTCTGTAGCTGGCGGAACTTTTACAATACAGTTCCCAACAGCAGATGAGTCAAACGCAATTTTAAGAATAACATAATAAATATTTTAGAGGAAACATAATATGGCATCAACATGGTCAGAACTCGGCTTAAGGCTAATGACAACAGGCGAAAATGCAAATGCCTGGGGTGATCAAACTAACCACAACTGGAATCGAATAGAAGATGCAGCTGATGGTTTTGCAACCGTTGCCGTATCTGGTGCAACTACTTTAACTTTTACAACAGAGCCAACTTCTTATGCTGATGAGAATGGTCGTAATAAAGTTTTACAATTCACTGGTACTGCAGGGAGCACACAAGCTATTACGTTTCCAAACATTGAAAAAACATATCATGTACTAAACGATTCAAATTCAATTCTTACTTTAACTACTGGCACTGGAGCGGCAACCGTTTCATTAGCGGCTGGTAAAGATATGATAATATACAATGACGGCTCTGATGAAATTCATAATGCTCTAGCTAATTTAGCTATAACAACTTTAGCTACCTCAGGTACTGCTGTAATTGGAGGTGCAGGTACAACTGGTATTAGTGTTGGCGGTATTCCTTTTTACAGTGCTGACAATTCTATATATACTCACGATGTATCCGGTACAGATAGCACGGCATCATTTAATACTGCTTATGGATTAACTGCATTAGACGCTATTACAAC